TAAAAAGAAATATGTTATTAAGCAAAATTTTAATTCTAGCTCTGTTAGGTCAATGAATGAATATTTGCAGGCATGTATTGATCACAAAAGAATATGGTTTGGCTCAAAAATTAATGGGAATGATGTAGTTATGGATAAGTTTACATCAACTGGATTTGAAAAGAATTTTGAATACATACATTATTTTGATAATAAAGCAAGTAGCAAATCAATGGGCTATGGTCAAAAAATGATTGAATTAATTGACGTTCAAGACAGTATGGTTGAGCAGACCATTAAACAGTGCTCTTCAATTATCGTAAGGACAAGCCCCCAAGGGTCTCAGACATTTGATTTGCCGCAAAACCTCAAAAGAGATATGACGATCAATAGGGTTAGAAAAGACAATTATACAGCACTTATGCTTGGATGCTGGGGTTTAAAAGTCTATAATGAGCTGATAAACTTTGACGGTACGGCTAAAAAGCGCGAAGCCTTTATGCCCGTCATGTTTTAAATCAGCATTTCAAGTCGTGTAAAATAATATAAGAATTGTCTAAAATATAGGTAAAAGGATGAGTAGAACTATTAAAAAGGAAAAGCCAAAGCTAGAAGCTGTTGGATATTGCGATCTTGGAAGCATAGAAACAGAAACTGCCGCTTCTAGAGTTGCTGCGAATAACACTAGAACAAGACGAAATCGCTCATCCACCATTCATAGACTTGATAGATTTAAAAATATTGATGATGGTGTAATTCCTTTCAGTAGACACTCTAATTACAATAACTCTTCTAATCTTGATGTAGCCGACACTATTGTTTTATGCCAAAAGGCATATTATAACATTTCAATTTTTAGAAATACCATTGATTTGATGTCTGAATTCTCTTCAGACAACCTATATTTAACGGGAGGTAACAAAAGGGGGCGCGATTTTTTTAATGCGTGGTTAAAGAAGATTAATATATGGGACCTACAAGATCAATTTTTTAGAGAATATTATAGATCTGGGAATGTTTTTCTTTTTAGATATGACACTAAAATAAAAGACTCTGATATTTTCAAAATTACTCAAACATTTGGACTTTCAAAAGCAAATGCAATGAAAATCCCATCAAAATATGTTATTTTAAATCCAGCAGACATTAAAACTGGTGATAATATATCATTTGCAATGGGTCAATTTAGCAAAAAGCTTACAGATTACGAAATTCATGTATTGGCCAACTCCGAAACTGAAGAGGCAAAGGATGTGCTGAATGGCTTGGATAAAGATTTAAGAGATAAGATTTTATCATATAAAGGAAAACAGGTAGGCTCCAAAGAAGAAATTTTAATGGATTTGAAGCCAGAAAAGGTATCTGCCGTTTTTTATAAAAAGCAAGATTATGAACCATTGGCAATCCCAATGGGCTTTCCTGTCCTTGAAGACATCAACTGGAAGCTTGAGTTGAAAAAGATGGATATGGCAATAACCCGTACCGTTCAGCAAGCGGTTCTTTTGATTACGGTTGGTGATGAGGAAAATGGTGTTGACCAAAAACAAGTTAACCAATTGCAAGAACTTTTTAGAAATGAGTCTGTCGGTAGAGTTTTGGTTTCTGATTATACTACAAAGGCAAGTTTCGTAATACCAGAAATTGCACACATTCTTGATCCTAAAAAATACGAAATTGTTGATAGAGATATTAAATTAGGACTTAATAATATCATTCTTGGCGAAGAGAAGTTCTCATCTACAACAACTAAAGCACAAATATTTATTGAAAGGCTCCGTCAAGCAAGAGAGGCTTTCTTGAACAACTTCTTAATTCCTGAAATTAAACGTATTTCTAGAGAGCTTGGATTTAAAAATTATCCAACTCCCAGATTCTCTGAGATTGCATTGAACACCAATGTTAATCAATCTAGAATTATCACAAGGCTTGTTGAGCTAGGAAGCTTAACGGTTCAAGAGGGTATAGAAGCAATACAAACTGGTAGATTTCCCACCGAGGAAGAGTCCGTTGAGAATCAAGAGAAGTATAAAAAGTACAAGCAAAAAGGGTATTATGAGCCGTTGATAGGTGGCGCTAAGAATGATTCTGGACGCCCTGACGGAACTCCAGAGGGAGAGAGGGACAAAGGGGGGCAGAATTCCTCTCCTGCGGGTGGTGGTGAGTCTAGTGGCTCAGAAAAAAATTATAGCTTAACCAGTTTTATTGAAAATTTTAAAACATCTATTGCCTCAGAAAAGCTTATTGAAAAACTATTTAAGAAACAAAATAAAATAAAAAGAATCAACTCTATCCAAAGAGATAATATTAATACAATTGCTTCGATTATTTTTTCAAATGAACCTCTCGAAAGCTGGCTAAATGAAGATATTTTATTGAATTATGTTAAAGAACCATTTGATAAAGATTCGAATAGAGTTGGAGAAGTTATGGAGGTTGCGGCCTCTCACCAGATAGATCCAAAAATGGCATCCATTCTTTTCGTTAGCGAAACGGAAGAGCAAGAATAAAATGAGCGAGCGCAATCGCATAATTTATAATTCTGAGGGGCTATATGTTGGCCCAGCGCCAAGTAGCGGCCATCAGTTTATGAATTACATTGGGCAGCTAAATAATGATTCCGATGATACTGCTTATGTTAGAAATGTAAATTTAAATTATAATAATAGAGGAGATGCATTTGAAAGCAGTTTTTATGAAACTTATACGCCAGATTCTCCAGTGGGAGCAGTTGTTTACAGCGACCAAGTAAAAGACAAGAATATAAATACTTACAATAGGAATTACAACTTATTGCAAAAAATTAGTCGCGTACAGTCTATTACATATGATATTAATTTTCAAAGAACAAATATTTCACAGCTTAATAAATTAGGGTTAGTTGACGAGCCGTTAATATCGAATCCTGTTGTAACATTAAATTTTAATTATTTGATAAATGGAGTAAGAAATGAGCATCGATTGGGAATGAATGTTAACTTCCCGATGTTCCAATATCCATTTGATGGCGAGCCCTACTATTCTGGAAATAATATGTTTTTATTCTCTGGTATGGCAGAGCAGGATTGTTTGGATAATCGCGCAAACCACGTAAGGGGAGAATCTTGGGACATTAGTAAATTCAGCGGCAGGGCTTTTTCTACATATGCAAGTTGGCAGCAAACAGGCCTCGTTCCATTTGATGTGAATAGCGGCGACGAGCGAGCCAGAAGATATTATATACAAGATAATGCTCCTATGTACCCATTTAGTTACAGGGATACAAGAAATTTTTATGTAAATATTACTCCAGAAGGTGTTGACGAAGGCACTGGAATTTATTATTCAGAGGACTTAAATACTCCATTTAATGAAAGTTTGATGAATTATAGAAATGCGGCTTCTAACCAAGTTATGGCATTTGGCGATTGTCAATTGACTACATATAAATGTTCGGCCTCTGTTGGTTCGTTTGCTCAAGCAAGTGTTAGCTATGTAGGTAATAACGTATCCTTTCATGACTCTGCAAGTGGAGAAAATATTCCGGCAGTTTGGCCAAAAGATGGGGAACCAATAGCTGGAAAATTCTCTATACCTGAAAGTTTTAGACAAGATGGTATTTCTGTAATAAGAAACGGAGACATGACCATAGATATAGAAGCTTCAAATATTGGTCAAAAATTAACAGGAATTAACTTAGATTCTTACAGTTTCGCAATAAATTTAGAAAGATCGGAACTAAAAAGCTTAGGCTATCAATTTCCACTAGAAAGGCCAATAAATTACCCAATTTTTATGCAAGGGCAATTTTCTGTAATTGTCAACGGGTATGACACCGGAAGTTACATTGACTTAGTAAGAGATGACAAAATATTAAATTTGGAAATAAATGTTTCAAAACCAAGCTGTGATGATTGGCTAAAAGAGCAAAAAACAGGACTTTTTTACGATGGAATACCACGTTCTTCTTCTTATAATATATTAAATTATACAATCAAAAAGGCCAAAATAACAAGTGTTAGTGATGGACTGTCTATCGGTGGCAATAAAGCGTCTACTGTAACATTTAGTGCAGAATTAAACCCAGAAGATACAACAAAAGGCTTCTTTTTAAGTGGCCTTCATAATACAGAAAAATTATTTAATTATTTAAAAATAGATCATGCCAGTGGTGTCGGTAGCGGAGATGCAATGTTTTTGTTAACAGAAGCTTATGAGCCGATTATTTGTGACTGGGCATATATATAAGTAAAGTGAAGTGAAGTGTAAAATAAAACAAAGGAATAAGGAAATTTAAACAATGGCTGTATT